CGTTCCTGCGGTGAATATCGGGTTGGACTGCCTGAGAAACTACCGCCGTGAGTATGACGAAAAGCGCAAAGTGTTCTATGACCGACCGCTACATGATTGGTCAAGCCACGGCTCTGATGCTTTCCGATACTTGGCAATCGGATTAAACGAATCCTCATCCTCATGGGATAAGCCTCTTAACCAACAAAGAAAGTGGATAGTCTAATGTTTTTACTTAAACAGGGTGATATTGCCGACAAGCGCCGAATTGACGCTCTTGAGCGAAGAATTGATTTGCTTGAAAATGTGGTAAAAGCGCTACAATCTGAGCAACGCCCAAAGATGGGCAGACCACCGAAGCCCAAGGATGAACAAGCCAAAGAATCGCAAACAGGCTAAAGAACTAGGCTTACAGACTTACTTTACTGGTAAGCCGTGTAAGCGTGGTGGAATTGCAGAGCGCAGACTCAATGGAGACTGCCTTTGTGACGCTTGTTTAGACTTTTCAAAACTTGTCAAAAAAAATTGGTCTGCTGAGAATAAGCAAAAAAATAAAGAATGGCGAGACGCAAATCCTGAAAAGATGAAAGCATACAAAGATGCTTGGTCTTTAAGAAACAAACAAAAAGCCGCTGAAAACATCAAAAGATGGAAGGCGGCTAACAAAGAAAAAGTGCTTTCAGACTTTCATAAAAGAAGGTCTACTAAGATAAATGCCACTCCATCTTGGTATGGGGAATTTGATGCTTTTGTTATGCACGAATCTTACAGATTGGCAAAGCAAAGAGAGCTGATAACTGGCATAAAATGGCACATAGATCACATGATACCGTTACAAGCCACGTTAGCCAGCGGACTTCATTGTGCAAACAACATCCAAGTTATTCCTGAATTGCTAAACGTAAGCAAATCAAATAGGATGATTTACACGGAGAGAAATGAATGGCTACAACATCTGTAACTGATGGTCAAAAGTTAAAATCAATCATTGAATCTGAGATAGATAACGCTATCGGCTTTATTGAGACGGAAACTACTCAACAAAGAACCGAGGCTTTACAAAGATATTTGCGTCAACCCTATGGCACAGAAATTGAAGGCAAGTCTCAGATCGTAACTGGCGAAGTTGCGGAAGCTGTTGATGGCGCTTTGCCGCCTTTGGTGCGAATCTTCTCCTCAAGTGATGAGGTTGTGCGCTTTGATGCTCGTGGCCCACAAGACGAGGCTGGTGCGAAGCAGGCTACTGAATACTGTAATTGGGTATTCATGCGTGACAACGATGGCCTCATCATCATGCACGATTGGTTTAAGGATGCGCTGCTCCAAAAGGTTGGCGTGGTCAAAGCCTATTGGGAAGACAAAGAGGATGTAACCAAAGAGAAGTATCGTGACCTGTCTGACGATGAGTTGGCGATGCTTTTGTCCGATGAAACGATGGAAATCGTTGAAAAGGATGTGGTTGAAAACGAACTGAAAGACCCGCTTGGGAATACAGTTCTTGACCAAATGGGCAAGCCTGTGATGTATACCTCAAACAGCGTCACAGTCCAAAAGAAGAAGAAATCAGGCCATGTGGTTGTTGAGAACATCCCACCAGAGGAATTTCTCATCTCCAAGCGAGCCAAGCGCAACCCGTCTGATGCGCCTTTCGTTGCCCATCGCCGACTGATTACCCGTAGTGACTTGATCGCAATGGGATTTGATAAGGATATTGTCAACGGCCTTCAAACATCTGAATCGTTGACTTATTCGCCTGAGTATCTGGCTCGTGTCAGCCCTGGTGAGAATCCTGACGATGGAATCTCGATTGACGAAGCAATGCAGACTGTTGAGGTCTTTGAGTGCTATGTCAGAGCCGACATTGATGGTGACGGTATCGCTGAACTGCGCCAAGTGTTCTACGCTTCAAACGAGATTCTGAGCGATGAGGAAACCGACTACATTCCTTTCCACTCGCTCTGCCCGATTCCTACCCCACACAAGTTCTTTGGCGAATCTATGGCAGATCGCACAATGGACATTCAGCTAATCAAAACGACTCTGACCCGTCAGATTCTGGACAACCTGTATCTGACAAACAACGCTCGTGTGACCGCTGTGGATGGTCAGGTAAACCTTGATGACCTGCTGACCTCAAGCGCTGGTGGCGTGATTCGTGTGAAGTCTGCTGGAGCTGTCAGCCAGTTGAATGTTCAATCAATCGCTGGTCAAACCTTCCCATTCCTGCAATATCTTGATTCTGTCCAACAGAAACGCACAGGCGTGACAGAGGCTTCACAAGGTCTTGACCCGTCTATCTTGCAGAATGTGACTGCCGCCGCTGTTGCGTCTATGCAACAGTCTGCCGCTGGCAAGATTGAGATGATTGCCAGAATCTTTGCTGAAACTGGCGTTAAGTCGCTGTTCCAAGGTATTCTGCACCTGCTCTGCAAGTACCAAGACAAGCCTCGTATTATTCGGATGCGTGGTCAATATGTCCAATTTGACCCACGTGAGTGGTCGAATCAGTACGATGTGGACATTAACGTTGGCTTGGGTGCTGGCAACCGTCAAGAACAGATGGCAATGCTGAACATGGTTCTTGCCAAACAAGAGCAAGTTCTTCAGACAATGGGCCCTGCCAATCCGCTGGTTTCGATGGGTCAGTACCGCAACACTTTGGGTCGGATGGTGGAAGCCGCAGGATTCAAGGATTCTGCCGAGTTCTACAAGGCAATCCCGCCTGAACTTGACCAACAACTTTCCAACCCGCAACCTCAACAGCAACAAGTCCCGCCAGAAGTGCAGGCTTACATGGCTAAGACTCAGGCCGACATTCAGGCACAGCAGGCCAAGGCGCAGGCTGACATTCAACTTGCCCAACAAAAGGCCGCTGCCGAGATTCAGTTGATGCGTGAAAAAGAGGCCGCACGACTCCAGTTTGAGCGTGAAAAAGCAGCCGCTGAACTCCAGTTGAAACAAGAGGAATTCTTAGCCGAAGCCCAAATGAAAGCCATGAAGGTCGGCGCTGGCATCACTTCTAACGTTGAAATACCAGGATAAGTATGGCTACTACTGAAAAAAAATATTACAGCACTACAAACACACAAAGGCAACTTATTCAAGATGCTTTGGAAGCTGTAAATTCTGGTGATGCAAAATTAGAATGGCAAATTGTTGGTTCAGGGCCTGATGATATTGGCTCTTGGCAACAAGTATTGGTGTCTAAAGACGGAACAATTTTTCCTAATGTAAGCGCTAAAGATATAGGTAATGGACAGGTTATTCTTCAAACTGCCGCACCAGCAGAATATGGTACAAACCAGAATTTCACAATCAATACAACATTAAATCCGTCTACAGGTACTCTTTCTCCTTTACAAACACAAGATCAAGTAAGTATTGTCTCTTCTCCAAGCAGCGGTGGTTTTGGGTTTCTTGACAATACTTTGGGTGCTGTAAACGACTGGATTAGCGGAGACCCTTTAAAAGCTGCAGCATTATTTACTGCCGCTGCTTATGGTTTGCCCGCATTGGGAGAAGCAACAACCGCAGGCGCAGCGACTGCTGGAGCTAATGTTGGAACAGCTACTCTTGGCGATTTGGCTATGGCTTACGACCCTGTTGCCGCCAATATTGCTGCTGGAATGACTCCAGAAGTTGCTAGCGCTGTTGCAGCAGAGCAATTATTGACAAATCAATTAGCGCAACCAATTACGGCTGATGTTGTAACTTCAACAATAGCTGGAAACGCAGATAAAGCCGCTGGAGTTGGAGCAGGTTCTAGCGTAGCTTCTGGTGGAGCAACTTTAAAAAATGCTTTAGATGTAGCTAGGGCTGGTCTTTTGGTCAACGCTCTAACTGGTGACCCGCTTGGATTAAGTGATATTGGTGGTGGTGGAAGTTCTGCGCCACCAGGATTTGCCCAAGTGCCAATTCCAGAAGATTGGACTTCACCTACCTACACTTACAGCCCTGTCCAGAATGTCACTTTCGAGGACTTATTCCCAGGCGTTTCCTTGCAGGGAACTCAATGGCAGAATCTGCCTCGGAGCCAGACATTTAACGAGATGTTCGCCGCTGGTCAGCAGCAGACACCGATGGGCAGTCCTGTGGACATAAATCAAATCGTGGGGTCAATCCTTGGACAAACCACAACTAGCTAAAAATCTGCTGAACGATGACTTTTTCAAGGGCGAGATTGAAGCCCTGAAAACCATCGAGATGAACAAGATTATTCATTCGCAATCCCACCAGATTGACGAAAGAGAGGTTGCGTATATGAAGATAAACGCATTACAATCAATTCTAGGGCACTTTGAATCGTTGGCTGCTACAAAGCAGATCAGCGAGAAGAAGTGGAAAATCCTGTAATCCGTGGTCTACGGTTTAGACTGTAAAAATTGGGAATCAAATGAGCGAGAACACGACACCGCAAGGTAGTGGAACGCTGACGGTGGACACAGCCGCAGCAGCTTTTCTTGGGATGATGGATGCAGCAGAGGGAGCCGAGAGCCAACCCGAAACTGAGGAAGCGCCAGAGGAATATGTTGAGGTCGATGAGTCTGAGTTGGTAGATTCTGAAGAAGTTGAGGAACAGCCTACACGCACTTTTAAGGTGAAAGCCGCTGGCGAGGAGCGTGAAGTAACTGAGACTGAACTTATTGAGGGCTACCAACTTGGCGCAGATTACACCAAGAAAACCCAGAAACTTGCTGAAGAACGCAAAGCTGTTGAGGCAGAAAAAGCGAAGATTCAGGAAGCAAACAAATTAAGAGATCAGTACGCCCAACGTCTGCAAATGATGGAGCAATTTCTCCAGCAACAGAACAAGGGTGAAAATTTGGAAGTTCTCAAGGAAACCGACCCAATCGGCTATGCCGTGAAAGTCGCTGAACAGGCACAACGAGAGAAGCAGTTAGCAATCCTGCAACAAGAGCAGCAACGCATTGCACAACAGCAACAAGCGGAGCAATCTGAGCGTTTGCAACAACATCTCGCTGAAGAAAGTCAAAAGTTGACTAGCCTAATTCCTGGTTATGGCGACCCCAAGCAAGGCGACCAAATCCGCAAGGATATTCGTGAGTACGCTAAGTCTGTGGGTTGGAGTGACCAAGAGCTTGCAAGTTTGTATGACTCTAGGGCTGTTTTGAATCTGTATCATGGGATGAAGTATCAACAACTTCAGAGTAAGAAGCCAGTAATCGCAAAGAAGGTTGAGGCTGCTCCTAAGATGTTGAAGGCTGGTAACTCAGCGCCCCGTAATGCGGATATGGAACAGAACAAAAAACTGTCGCAAAGGCTCAAGCAAACTGGCAAAGTCCGTGATGCAGCCTTACTTTTTGAGAAATTCTTGTAATTTTGGAGCTTTAAAATGGCAACTTATCAAACCTACACCGCTATTGGTCAGCGTGAAGACCTCTCCGATGTTATCTATAACATCAGCCCCACCGACACTCCCCTGTTGAACACTTTGGCTCGTGCAAAGGCTACTGCTGTTTACCACGAGTGGCAAACTGACAGCTTGGCTTCTGCAACTACTGCTAACGCCGCAGTTGAAGGTGCTGACGCTTCTGATGCCACCATGTCGCCCACAACCCGCTTGGGCAACTACACCCAAATCGTTCAGAAAACCATCAAGATTTCTGGCACTTTGGAGTCTGTTGACAAAGCAGGCCGTAAGAGCGAAAAAGCCTATCAGTTGAGCAAAGCCTCTGCTGAATTGAAGCGTGACATCGAAACCATTTTGACTGCCAACCAAGGCCGTTCTGCTGGTGACGCATCGACTGCTCGCACTATGGGCGCAATGCTGTCTTGGATTAAGACCAACACTAGCAAGTCGTCTGGCACTACCGCTGGTGCTGACCCCACCACTATCGGTGTGTCTACCCGTACCGATGGCACTCAACGTGCTTTCACCGAAACCATCTTGAAGGATGTGGTTCAGAAGGTTTATTCTTCTGGCGGCAACCCCAAGATTTTGATGGTGGGCCCATTCCAAAAGCAAACCGTGTCTGGCTTTGCTGGTATCGCTGCACAGCGTTACATGGCTCCTGGCGATATGCCTACCACCATCATCGGTGCTGCTGATGTGTACATGAGCGATTTCGGCACTATGTCTGTTGTGCCTAACCGCTTCATGCGTACCCGTGACGCTTTGGTGCTTGACCCCGAGTACGCAGCAGTTGCTTACCTGCGCCCATTCGCCACAAACGAATTGGCTAAGGCTGGTGACGCAGAGAAGACTCAGATTTTGGCTGAGTTGACTTTGGAAATGCGTAACGAAGCAGCACACGGCATCGCCGCTGACTTGTCTACTTCTTAATCACACGGGGGGCTAATCACCCCCCTTTTTCTATGCGACACATAGCAACACAAAACGGAAAAACTACGAATTTCCATGACTTAGATGGAAATCACTTCATTGAGACTAAGCAAGACATTTCAGCCATTCTGGAAAACAACAAGGCTCAGTTCAACGCTATTGATGAACGTGCCAAGTGGGGCGAGTGGACAAAGATCGCAAGCCTTCCAAACGTGGTGATTGATGACCTGAACAAACAGGGAATCATGCGAGGTTTTGCCGTTGTTGATGAAAAAAGATTCCGAATCTTCTTAAATGACCCTGATAATCGGTTCTTCAGAACTCGACCAGGACAGATATGAAGGTTGCCATTTGCGTTCCATGCCGTGACACAGTAATGACGGGATTCGCCTTTGACTTGGCGAAACTCTGTGCTTATGAAGGTGTGACGAGATGCGCTAAAGGTGGCTCGTTGTTGATTTATCAAGTGCCTGGCACATTGATATTTAACCAGCGAGAAAGGCTTGCAGAGGAAGCGATTAAAGATGGCGCTGACGCTATTCTTTGGATTGACTCTGATATGCGTTTCCCAAAGGATGCGCTTCAGATTTTGCTTTCCCGTAAGTTGCCCATTGTTGGTGTGAACGCAACGACTCGCAGATTTCCTGTCTTGCCGACAGCTTTGGACATTGACCCAGAGAAAAACGATCTGGTTAAGGTAACGAGCAAAGATAAGACTGGTTTAGAGGAAGTTCTAGGGGTTGGTTTTGGGATGGTGCTTATCCGCAAGGAAGTGTTCCAAAAGACTCCGAAACCTTGGTTCTGGTTTGAGCAAACCGACAAAGGTGGGACAATCGGTGAAGATATTTACTTTTGTGCAAAAGCGGTAGATGCTGGTTTCAAGACTGTTGTAGACCATGATCTATCAAAGCACATCAGGCATATTGGAACTTACGAATATGGTTGGGATGATGTATGAGCATTGCAAGTTATTCAGAATTGCAGACAGCGGTAGCCAATTACTTGGCTCGGACTGACTTAACCAGCCAAATCACGGATTTCATTCGATTTGCTGAACTTCGTTTGCGCCGTGAGTTGCGTATTCGCCAAATGTTGAAGTCTGTTACAACAACCGCAACAAGTGGTGACTCTACTGTTGAGTTGCCAAGTGATTTT